TCGAGTCTGAGGTTAGCTACCGGGCTGATACACACGCTGATATCCATGTGGTACTGGGACCGTGGTTTGCTTTAAAAAACTGGAAGCACTCTAAAACCTTGATGCTAGACCGGGCCTATTGGGGCGATCCCGATAGCGCCTCCCTGCACTGGCTTGAAGATGGTGAGAAGGTGTTTCTGCGAGACATGCCGAAACGCAAACACCCGAGGCTGAAAAAGCAGAAAGAAGGCGACCGGAGGATCTACTTGTGTGACTTCCGGCAAAAGCCAGAAGGTGACTATGACACGGTGAGATACCACCCTACCGAGCTTGCTGGGCAGGAAAGTCTGAAAGATGCGCTCAATGCCCACGACATAGCCATAGGCAAACGCTCTACGGCTTTAGTGGATGCGGTGATGCAAGGGTTGCGGGTAGAGACAGACGACCCCCACAGCCCCGTATACGGGATTACAGACAGAAAGCAGTGGATTACAGACTTGGCGTGGCACAACTGGGCACGCGATGATATTGCAAGCGGAGAGTTTTTAAATGGCATTGGAAATCGTTACAGCGGCGACAGCGATCGCGATTAGCCTGTCAGAGGCAAAGACCCACCTGCGGCTCTCTGGTGACGACCTTGATGACGAGGTATTGTCACTGATACAGGACGCCACCGCTTCTGTAGAGACTATTCTGGGCGCCATTTTGATGCCCACTACAGTGCGGCTGGATATGGATTGCTTTGAGACAACAGAGATAGACCTTGGGATATACCCGGTTCGCTCCATTACCACGTTTGTCTATGACGATATTGATAATGTGGAGACTACCTTAGTTGACAGCACGGACTACTGGAAAGATTTGACCGGCAAGTACCCTTCAGTCAGGCCCGTGACATCATGGCCTTCTACGAAGGCTGGCAAGCCTGCAGCGGTAAGAATTACGATGGAAGCGGGGTATGCGACCTCTGACGATATCCCCTACGACATCAAAAGGGCAGTTAAGGTCCAGCTCAAGCAATTCTTTGACTTCGGCAATGACTGGATACAAGGCATTCACGCCACGCCACTGAGAGCCATTGACAGCCTGCTGGCGCAACACCGTCGGATTGGTCTATGACGCTCAACGAGCGCATTAAGGTCTGGCGTAAAGCCGACACGCGCAATGCTGATGGCTCTTTGTCAAAAACACGGACACTGGTGACCAGTGAGTTTGTGTTTGTTAGGCCCATGTCAGGCTCGGAAAGACTGGGGTCAGACCAGACCGAGGCGTATGCGACCCATAGATTCTTTATGCATAACAACACCGATATTTTAGGCTCAGACATCATTGTGTGGAATAGCACGGACTACAACATCAAGTTTATCTCCAGTCCCAGCGAGCAGGAACGGTATATGTACATTGATGCTGAGAGGGGGGGCAGGCAGTGAGCAATCAGTACCTCGCCACGAGAATCCAGGGCGTTGCCAAGTTGCGCAGAACATTCAATCGCCTTGAGAAGGTCGAGTTGGTAGAGCTGCGGGCGATTATAAAGGAAGGTGCAATGGATATTAAGCGGGACGGCATTGCCAACGCCATTACGCAAGATATCAAGCTGACAGGCGAGATGATTGCCTCTATTGACTACAAGCTGAGTGGCGACAAGTTGACGGCGGTTATAGGCCCTGCGGCGAAGGAAGCAAAGATCGTCAAAAATCGCTGGAACACCGCCCAGTTTTCACACTACAAACGCGAATCTACAAAGGTGAGGAAAAAGGCGGCGCAGTGGAACCTGATGAAAGCCTGGTGGGCAGAGTTTGGTACGGCTGGACCCATTGAGCAACAACCAATGCCATTTATGAACCCTGCGTTTTACAAAAACGAGGCGCAGATCAGCGCGAAAGCGCGTAGAGCGCAGGCTATGATTTTGAAAAAGGCATCTTCTTAATGGCCGATCCGACTTTAGCATTGCATATTGCCGTTATCGCGGCGCTGGATGGCGCCTGCTCCTGTGACGTATGGGATACTGTGCCGCAAAATAGTGGCTACCCCTATGTCGTGAGTGATTATCAATACAGCGATAATGAAGACTTTGTTGCCCAACGCTTCGACAGGCGCATTTGTTACTTGTCTATCTGGTCTGAGATCAGTCAGGCCGAGGTCATGGGCATCATTGCAGAAATTGAAACATTACATGAACAGCCGCTTACGCTCACCACGGGAACCTGTGTTTCCCTAAGAGTGGACAGTAAGCGCACATTTCGTGAGCCTGATGCGCTTACGTTCCGTGGGCAGGTGATTCTTCGAATCTATACCACCCACTCTTAAACCTCGCGCATTGGCGCATTTTTTAACTTTGCCCGAAAGGGTGTAGGAGTATATAGCTATGGGTTTACAAACTGGTGCAAATGGCAAGTGTTATGTTGCCACAACTTTTGGCGCAGTACCGGCCAACTTGGCCGCTTATGAGGCGCTGACGTTTCTGGAGATCACCCAACTGGAAAACCTGCCAGAATTCGGTGACAGCACTGAAGAGGTGACATTTCAAGACCTCTCCCTTGGCCGCGTTTCGAAATTGAAGGGAACGCGGGATGCGGGAACCTCCGATATTGCTTTCGCTTATGACGAAACGCTATACGCTGGATCTCCACTGACAGGTCAGTATCAGTTGTTTGCGGGGTCTGAGGATGACACCACGAATAACTACTACTTCAAGGTGACCTACAACGACGCCTCCACAGGCTCGCCGCTAGGGACGGATACGACTCGGTATTTCTCAGCCCTTGTCGGCTCATTCCGCGAAGGCGGGTTCGGTGCTAATGATGTTGTGATGGCGACTTGTAACATTCGTCTGAACAGCTCTGTTATCCGTGTTGCTCGCACATAAGGGGTAGCACATAATGGCTCGCATTAGTCTGGGTGAGAAAACGATTTACCTGTCCGGTGAAGAGTTCACGCTAACTGTCTGCGTCGAGGCGATCGAGAAGATAGATGCAAGGTGGGGGAACGTAGTGGGCGCTATTGAGGCGTGTGCCCGCCCCCCTCTTGATACACTTGTCTATCTCATTCGCCACGGTGTCGGAATGGGTCAGCGTGAAGCCGAAGACCTCAAGGTAAAAATCCTCAGAGAAGGCATCCTCAACACCACGGTACAGGTTATGGAGTACCTGAATCTGTGCCTCAATCCTTCTGGAAAGGAGCGGGGCAGCGGGGGCGACGACGATGATGCCTCGGGGGAGTAGTTGAGTCAGAGGATTTCAAGGATGCCATTTTCAAAATAGGCACCGGGTACTTGGGGTGGTCTGCAAGGGAGACTTTGCGCGCCCCCATTCCCCAAATTCTTCTGGCTTACGAGGGTAAGTGGGACATGCTTATCAAATCCAACCCGTTTGGCGGGTCCAAAAAGACGGACGCCAAGGCGGTGAAGAAAGAGAAACAATTGCAGGCGTTTCGCAGTAATTTATCCATGATGAAAATCGAAATGCGACAGAAAAATCAGGAGAAAAAGCATGGCTGAAACTGTCGAGCGATTATTAATCAGAATCGACGCGACCACGGAGGTATTGCGCCGTGAGTTGAAAAAGGCTGATGCCAGCCTTGGCATGTTTGACAAAAATGTCGGTCGCCAACTGAAGCGTATTGACCAGCGGTTCCAGCGGTTCCAGCGAAACATAAACGGACTCCTTGCGGGCGCGTTTTCTATCTATTCTGCGAAGCGGTTTTTCGACTACGTTGCAGAGTCTTCAACCACCATGATTAGCTTGAGAGCGCAGCTCAAGTTGGTCACTTCGTCACAAGAGGAGATGAATGGCGCGTTTAACAGTCTGCTGGCAATTTCAAATAAGACGGGACAATCCCTAGACTCCACCGTCACATTGTTTGCTCGTTTGGCGAGAAACACCGAGGATGCAGGTCTCTCGCAAGAAAAAATGCTGTCCATGACCGAGACACTGAATAAGGCGTTTGTGGTCTCAGGTGCGACCGGGCGGGAAGCGTCGAATGCGATGATTCAGTTGAGCCAGGCATTTGGTAAAGGGCGACTTGACGGCGAAGAGTTGAACGCAGTAATGGAGCAAGCACCTATCCTCGCAAGAGAGATAGCGCGGTCTGCCGGTATTGCTTATGGTGGGCTGAAGGGCGCGGCAGAGGAGGGTCTGTTAACGACAGAAATCCTGATTGATGCCATTGAAAGGCTGAAAACGAAAGTAGACCATGAATTCGGTCAAATCCCCGTGACAATCGAACGGGCGATGAATGAGTTAAGCAACAACTTTCTCAAAGCCATTGGCAGCGTTGATGCCACGCCTCTGGTTTCCTCTCTTGAAGACCTCTCCGATGCGGTGACAGATCCCGCATTTACCTCTGCCCTATCCGCTTTAGCCTCTGGTATTTTGGAGGTCGCGGCCACAGGTGCGCGAGGCATTCCAGTACTTGTCAGCCACCTCGACGAGCTTCAAGCAGTCCTTGGTTTGGCAGCTAGTGTCTATGCTAGCAGGCTTATGCCAGCCATTACAGCTACGGCAATGGCGCAATTAAAGGCGGCTGCGGCTACCGCTCAATACGTTTCTCAATTGGCAAAGGGTAACGTGGTGTCCCTGCAGGGGGCCGTTGCCGAAAAGATGCGAGCGGCATCCTCCCAGGCTTCGGCAGTTGCCGAAGAGCTTAAAGCAAACGCCACACTGGTGTCGTGGCAGGCCATTGTGAAGTTGACAGCGGCAGAGATCCAACTGGAGCAGGTGCGGTTTAAGGCGCAAATAAGCGATATAGGCCGATTAGCAACACTCAATCGGATGGCGATTGCAGGCAAGGAAAACGCCGCCGCTATGGCAGGATTGGCAAAGGCAGAGGCAGCGTCTGCTGCTGCGACCAACGCCTCTACTGCTGCGGCGACCCGATACGTCGCGGCAGCTGGTGCGGCAACGGTGTCTGCCAGAGCATACGCTTCTGCGGTTGCTCTGGGTAACAAGGCGTTACTCTTGGCGGGCGGGCCTATGGGTGCCATATTGCTAGCTGCCACCGCACTGTATTTCTTTGGCACACAGGCAGAGCGGGCGCAACAGGAGATAGAAGACCTGGCTTCCGAGGTCGATAAGCTGACCGGCAACATGGAGAAGCTGACGGAGGCAGAGCGTCAGTACGCCATTATCTTGGCCACCAAGCAACTTGAGGCGTTGAAGCAGCAATACGCTGACATTGCTAGGAATATCGACGTTCTGGCAAGCAAGAATGTCGATGCCGTATTCAAAACAGAAAAGCTGGCCGAGTATCGCGCCTTACTAGACGGGGTTAGTCGGTCGATCAAGGAAACAGAGGGAACGCTTGACTCGCTGGCCGCTGCAGCCGATAACTTGCCAAGAGCGTTCCGTGGCATCATCGCCGCGTATGACGACATTATCGGTGCATCAAAAGGTCTTGCGCCGGAAATAAAGCTCATTTCGGATAATGTCTGGAATTCCGTCAAGGCTATCCACGCGGAAACCGAAGCTCTCAGCATGAATGAGCGCCAAAAGATGGTTGCCGAGAAGCTGTCGAAGCTGAAAGTGACAGCAACGAAGGCTGAGGTAAAGGCTATTCACGAAGCTGTTGATGCGTATTTTGACCAGAAAGACGCATTGGACGCCAATGCAAAGGCGCTTGATAAAGTCTTTAAGGCAACAGAAAAAATCGACGCCAGACGGAAGAAGGCGGTCAAGCAACTGCAGGATACTATTGACGCCTATGATGAGAGTGTTGTTGCTGCCCAGGAATACAACAAAGAGCTGGAATTTGAGATAGAACTTCTCGGCTTATCCTCCAGGGAGCAGGCTATCCGTCGAGGAGAGATCGAGCAAATAGCGCGAGATGCCTTGCCGGAGCAAATAGCCAGGACCCGAGAGTTGATTGGTGTGCAGCAGGATATGATAGCGGCGAACGAGCAAGCGGCAGAAGTAGCAAAGGAGGCGGGGAGGGCGCAAGAGGAGGCGGCGAAAAGAACGGAGAGGGCGTGGTCTGAGGCAAGAAGCACATTATCAGACTTCTTTTTCGAGTTCGCCCGTGACGGCAAGAATGCCTTTGATACGCTAGTTGATGGCTTCAAGGCCATGCTTACCAAGATGATAGCCGAAGCGGCGGCTAATAAAATCATACTGGGTGTTTCGGGGGCGCTTGGTTTGGGCGGGTCTGCTGCTGCGAGTGCTGCAGGGGCGGGCGGCAGTACGCTGTTGAGTGGTGGGCTGTCAAGCCTACCCGCCGCGTTTTCCAGCGGTATATCGAGCAGTCTCCAGTCACTTGCGGGGACTTTCGAGTCATGGGGGTTTGACTCTGGGGCGTATTATGTCACAGGGTACGAGAATGCTTTGGCGCAGGCCGGGAATGGTAGTGTTGCGCTGGGTAGCCTGTACACAGCCGGGGCCGGTCTTGCCGGGAGCTACGCTTCCAATCAGGCGTTTGGCGAAACATCGGGGGTTGGCTCAACGGTTGGCACTGTGGCCGGGACATATATAGGCGGACTGTACGGCAACCCTGTTGCGGGCGCGGCTCTCGGTTCATTTTTGGGTGGCGGCGCAGAAAGGCTGCTTGGTAATGTTCTGGGTTTCGGTGGAAGCAAAGGCGATGACCCCGGTAGGTCTGAATTCGACCTGGGCACGGGTGAGATCAATTCCTTTGGACTGGGTAAGAAATTCGACCAGCGAAACGTGGATGCGGCGGGTGCCATTACCCAAGTACTAAAAGCCTTCTCAGATGCTATCGGCGGCTCGGATTTCGCCGGACAGGTCACGGTCGGTAATAGTCGCGGTCTTAATCTGGACGGTGAGAAGTTCAAGGAAGTGGAGGACTTACTTGCCGCTGCCTTCATTAAGATAGCGGACGCCTCCGGCAATCTCTCCGCGCACATTAAGAAACTGATTAAAGCCTTCGACGGTACAGCGGATGAAATCGTTGTCTTTGCTCAAGCCCTTGTATCCATAGACAAGCTGATTCAAGACAACCCGGTAGACAAGGCGATTCGGGACTTTGCCGATGCCCAAGAGCTTGCCGGGATGCGAATCACAGACGTTTACAAAGCGCAGATAGAGGCGCTAAACGGTCTTATATTAGGATATGACGGCTCGATAGAAAGCACGGTAAACCTGAATACCGCGCTGGCGATAAACAAGCAGCTTGCTTATGATATGGCGCTGGCTTTGCAGGCGATTGGCGAGTCTACAAAGTCGGTTGTCCGGGGAGAGATAGACTACTTCAATGAAGCCGTAAGAACGCCAGATGAAAGCCTGCAATATATGCAGAAGCAACTGGAGTTTCTTGATGCACTACTTCCCAAGCTAACCGACCCCGATCAGATAGTGGCGGCACGGGACAAAGCCCTGGAGCTGAACCGCTCCGTATTCGACGCGGGGCCGGAGGATTTGCAGCGATCCAATGTTGATACCTTCATAGACTTTGCCAAGCATATTGAAGAAGCGACTAACATTGCGCTCAAAAACGCCCGGTTTGATCTGGGCGAATCACAGCGAGACCTCAA